TCTTCCCTCCAAGCGATTTCTTGCTTCTTGGTCATTTTTGATACCTCTGGGTCTTGCCAGATGTAGGGGGCAGACTTTTTCTCAGGGGATTTGTCTATGATTATCATAATCTATGCCGTCTTCTTTGGCAAAGATACGACAATACTTGATGTTTTCTTGGTAAAAGGATTCCTTTTCGGCGCCTAAAAACTCTCGGAGCTTCTCAACATTACACACTAACGGCCTGTCATTATACACCTTACACTGATTATCTACAAGGTTTTCACACACACCATTAGTGTTCTTGTAGGGAAAGTGTAGAGGGTGGTCTTCGGGGAACTTTTGTATGCTACCAACCCTTCGGCAACACGCACCACAACCTATGCAGGGGAAGGTCATTAGTTGAACCATTTTAATGTTGTGTCTCCACTATGTCCTTTTTCCCAAACAAACCAAGCATAGGAAACCGCCGAACCTGTCATTTTATTAAAATCCCCATTCATAGCGCATTTTATTCTGCTGCTTGAAACATATACAACCTTTGGGGGCATTAGCTTAAAGATAGCCTTTCTTTGCTTTCCTTCTAAATATCTTATTGGCAAAAACAATGCTAATTTCTTCCCTCTTGGCATTATTGACAAAGCCTTAGATATAAACTCATTTGCATACCTATAAGGGGGGTTTGTGATTATGTTGAAATCTACTTGTTCATTGTTTTCAATACCCAAAAAGTCCATTATCCTATCTGGGTAATTTCTATCAACAATATCTGTGCTGTAAACTTCCCTGCCAAGCCTTTTCATTTCTTCGGAAAGATGCCCCTCCCCACAAGCACACTCCCATATCTTGCCTTCAAAATGCTCTATTTCTAAAAGCATTCTTACGGCCTTTGGCTCTGTTGCATAATAATCATGCTTCTCTCTTTCGTTTTGTGAGTGTGAGCTTGCTCCAAGTGTTTTTGAGTAGGATACACTATTCCCAGTCCAATCTTTTTTCATATTTTCCCAATTAATTAACCGCGCCGAAACGAATAAGCCTTTGAACAGTCATAGGCAAAAACCCTTTACCCCTAGAACTCTTCATGCCAAGAGCATTAAACTCCTCGGCAATAGCAGCATAACTCATACCCGAATCCTTAAACCTCCTAGCAAGCCTAACAGCATTACTAAGCCTAGCCTTAGACCTCTCCCTACGAACCTCAACACTACGCTCCTGCATATAGTTAAAATGCTCCCTAGGTAACTCCTGCTTGTGGGAATAATAACCCAACTTCTTGCCATTCTGCTTTAAGATGTTAAGGGCTTCCTTTGTCCGCTTGGAAATGGTCTCAGCCTCATCTTGGGCGATAACAGCAAAAATACCAAATACCATCGTGTTAATCTCCGGCATGGTGTGGCAGCGTAACTTTACACCAGAGTTCTTAATCTTTAGTGCATATTCGGCGTCCCTAGCCAATCGGTCAATCTTATAGAATAACAACGTGCAATCATGCTCCTTGCAATACTCTAACGCTGCAAGAAGCTGAGGCCGCTCCTTATTCTTACCACTCTCCTGCTCAATAAACCACTTCTCAGGGTTGTAGGTCTGCAATGCCTGGCGCTGAACCTCAATGCCATTGTCCTGTTTGTTGGTAGATGTCCTACCATAAGCTATGTATCTCATACCACAAATGTAAATAACATTTCTTTAATGCTGCCATGCAGTTAACATTTTTTAACACTTTTAAAGGTTTGGGTTCTTTTATTAGTTTTGTGTCATAGTCAGGTGGCGGAATTGGTAGACGCTAAGAAAGAAATTAACTTTGTATCTAAGTGGAAACACATGATGGTACACTAAAGCATAATTTCATACAGGTTCGAATCCTGTCTTCGGCTATGTAAGATGCATGAAGGAGGTAGAAATGCATCCTTCATCTCTTGTTTTTAAATAAAAAAGTTCGTACATTTATGACTACAAAATATGTGGTCATGGAAAGATTCTTTAATAAAATACAAAAAACAGAAACTTGTTGGATATGGACTTCCTGTTTAAGGGGTAAAACTGGTTATGGGGCATTTAAAATAAATGGGAAAGTAATAGATTCTCATAGAGTTTCTTATGAAATACATAAAGGTGAGATACCTAAAGGTATGTATGTTTGCCACACTTGTGATAATAGAAAGTGCGTTAATCCAGAACACTTGTTTTTAGGTACAGCAAAAGACAATTGGCAAGATGCTTTTGATAAAAATAGAATAAAGCTTTTAGGTAGCATTGATACAGAAAAATTAAAGAAGCACCCCAGTATTGGGGCATACAATAGAGGATGCAGATGTAGAGATTGTAAAGATTTAAAATTTGAATCACAAAGAAATTGGAGGAAGAAAAAAGTCTGCCCCTGTCTTCGGCTGCTAAAAAAGAAGTGAGATGAAATACATTTTTAGAGGAAACATTGTTTTTGAATATATTCCTGATGGGATAGGAAAAGTAGTACAACATCAAATATATGGTGTTATACCAGCTTTTGATTATTGTAGGATGATACCAGAAGATTATAAATTATTGGCTGAGTTTTTTGATAACGTTTATAAACACATTAATGGTGAAGATGTTGAATTAAAGGATATAGAAGTTGATTAAAATAGTCAGGTGGCGGAATCCCGCCCTAACTACTAACTTGTCATTAAAGACGCAAAAACAAAGCGTTTTATCCCTTTTCTTACAAGTTGTTACGTTAGGTTATGGTAATCGGTTTTATGTCGATTATCGTAACAAATATTGGCAATAAATGTTACGAATACCCCACCGCGCCGAAAAGTAAAAATTAAGTATCTTTGTGATGTCTCCTGTCGTCTTTACCAGCCCCCATCTTGAAAAAGTGGGGGTTGGTTTTTTTTTGCATATCTTAGTCCCCAAAAAAAACCTATGACCGAACAACAAGTAAAAATCATAGACAGCTACGTTGATACCCAAGAACCGGGCTTCTTCAAACGAACATTAGCCCGCAAAATTGTAATGGAAAACCCGGGTGCGTTTGAGCAAACGAATCAAGAGGTTGAAAGGGTGCGATGTTCAATCCGCTACCGAACGGGTGCGGCAGGCGACAGGCTAAAAGACTTTGCAACAGCCAGCGGGTCGTTGCGGGAAAACCTATACAACCCTGAGCAAATGAAGCCAAGCGAGTACATGCAAGCGTTCATGGGCCGAGGGGAAAAGACCAGCAAAGAGGTATGGCATCTGCCGAACAACATCCGCAAGCCTTTGGTTTTGTCCGACCTTCATTTCCCATACCACGAACTGCCAGCAATCGAAACGGCTATCGACTACGGGTTCAAAAACGGCGTTGATGCGATATACCTAAACGGCGATGTTATTGACTTTGCTAAGATTAGCCGATGGGAAAAAGACCCAGCGTTGATGTCGGCCCCCGTTGAGGTGCAAATGGTTCGGGACTTCTTGGCTGGCCTTGTAAGCCTTGGGCTGCCTGTTTTCTACAAGCTGGGCAACCACGAAGACCGCTGGGATAGGTACATACTTCAAAACGCACCTGAGTTGATTACCCTGCCGGGGCTTCAACTGAAGGCCGCATTGGGACTTGATGAACTTGATATTGAGTTAATCGACAGCCGCCAACACGCCAAGTTTGGCAAGCTAAGTGTACTACATGGCCACGAATTTGGCGATAGCATATTCAGCCCGGTAAACCCAGCACGGGGATTGTTTCTGCGGGGTAAGGCATCTGTATTGGCTGGCCACAACCACCAAACATCGGAGCATCACGAAAGCGACCTGAACAGCAAAGGAGTTGCTTGCTTTTCTACGGGTTGCCTTTGCGACTTGCAACCAGCATACCGCCCATTCGCATACACGAAATGGAATCACGGGGCTGCGATTGTTGAGATTGATGAAGATGGCGATTTCAGCGTTGAAAACTTTCGCATTGATAACCGTAAAGTACGATGAGAGCTAGAATCCTTCCCCTAGACAACAACTACCTAGGCACAGAGCTAGAAATAACCTCTGGAGACAAGGTAAGCGTTATAGAGTTCTACACCAACCTGGGCACTGCCCCTTCCCAAAGATGGCTAAGGGTGTGGGGGAAGCCTACCCCCAGCCACAAGTATGAAACCCAGCAAGATTACGATCTAGCCAAACATTTATGCGATTCAATAAATGCAGCACCTACTAATCAAATTTGAACAGGAAGGGGATAAAATGACTGTGGAGTATCACCTAGACTGCTCAGTTCTCCAAGCCATTGAAGGGATAAAGATTCTTGTTGAACAGCTACAACTCGAACCCCACGACATCTTTCCATTTGTTAACAATTAATAAAAAAAGCAAATAAAAAAGGCTGGCATCGGGAATTTTTGTATAAAACCCCCCTTTTCGTTTTTGTGCTTTTGGGATAGACATTTAATATAAAATTGGAATATCGTTCCAAAAGGGCAATTTGGCCGAAAGGCTTATCTTTGTAGCATGAAATCAGCCGAATACTTCAAGCAAAACCCAGAGGCCCGAAAGAAGAAAAACGCCTATAACAAAGAATACCACTCCACCCCAGAGCGTAGAAAGTATCGTGCAGCCCTAAATAAAGCCAATAGAGCCAACCCAGCACCTAAAGGCATGGATAAGTCCCATACCAAGTCTGGGAAGCTCGTAAACGAAGCTAAAAGCACCAATAGGGCAAGGAACGGCAAGGGAGGGAAATCTTCCAAAAAATAACCCATTACCCAACCGCGCCGAAAAGCACCCCTACCAAAAAAACACCCCCCCCATCAACACCCACCCCCCAGAGAACCCAATAAGGTAACCAAAAGACAAGGTAACCCAGAGAAAAGCAAACAGCCGCCAAACAGCCCTTGGGGGAAGGTAAAGAAGCCTTGGGTTTGGCAAAGGGTTGTGGTAAAGGGGGCGGGGTAAAGAGCCTTGGGGTTGTGGTAAACAGCTTATCCCCCTTGGGGTGCGGTAAAGGGGGGTGGTAAACAGCTTATCCCTTTGTGTTCCCGGTGTATCGTACATATCCAGCGCGCCTGCCCCCGCGCCAAAGGGCCGGCGGCCTTGCACCCCACCCCACCCACACGCGCACACGCACACACGCACGCACCCACACGCACGCACCCACGCGAAAAGAAACGCGAAAGTAAACCCCTCACCCACGCACGCACACACACGCACACACCTACGCGCGCACGCACGCACACGCACACACATGAGCGCACACATGGGCATGCGTGTATCTTTACGCCATAACGTTTCCCTTTTGTTCGTTTCGTTAATGTTATTCGGATGCATGTTGGTTGCAAAAAAACTCCATTGAACGTGCACCAGGGATGCAACAGTTGGCAAAATTGCACCTGTTTTGATGCCTGAGTGTTGCCAACCGTTCACTTTTTCCCTATCCACCACCCCCCCAACCCATACCTTTTTACCTTCAAATTCAAAAAAAATGTACACTTTGCAAAAATTATTATCGTTCTGCATCCCTTGTAAATAGGTAGCTTTCAAAAAAAGATTAAAAAAAAGTGTATTTTTTTTGGAAATATACTTGCAAGTCTCGTTTTTCTTCGTACATTTGTATTGTTCAATAATCAAAATCAAAAACCATGAACGCAATCAGAAACGCAAACGGCCAACGAATCAGCCAAACGGTTGACGGCATTACATTCTTTTGGCAATATGATGAGCGCGGCAACTGCACCCGCTTTGAAGCTTCGACCGGTTACTTTAGTAATAGAGTTTACGATAAAAAGGATCGGGTTGTATCCCTTACTGATTCCTTGGGCGTTACTATTAAGTATAAGTATGACCGGTTTGGGAATGTATCTTACATTTAAGCCTTTCGGCGCCCTAAAATAATTCAGAAACCTTTAACCCTTAATACCAAAAACACATGAAAACCTACACCACAGGCGACAAACCAATACCGAAAACTTGGAGCTACATTTCCAAGGACAAAAACGAGAAAGCAAATAGGATTTTTGCCAAAGTAATTAACAAAGTATGCCCAGGCTGCGAGAGAGCATATTTACAAAGCTCTTGGCCGGTGAACTTTGGGGATGACAGCAAAATAATAGAGGTTGCAGGCTTCAAGCTCGTGTACTCTGAATATCTACTCCGCCCAGGTGCCTATCTTTTTTCATTCATTCAAACCCTTTAATTCAAAAACCATGCTTTTAATCTTGTTTACATTCCTCAACCGCAAAGTTCAGCAGCTTATTTACGTTTTATTTTTTGCCGGTGCCCTTGGGTTCTTTTTGCAAGTACTCTATTGGGCGGTAATGAAGGAAGACTGGTTTTTACTCTTTATGAGTTCTTTGCTCGCTTTACTTTGTATTTTTTTGGCCGCTAATTTAGGGAATGCCCTTCGGCGCGATTAAAAAATCCGATAACCATTTAACCATTTAACCATTTAACCTTTATCAATTATGAACCATTTAACACCAAAAACCATGAACCATTTAACAGAAACCCAGGAGCGTATAATTGCACTCCAAATGCACCTGCAAAACGATTTTTTTATCGTTGAAACAGAGAACGCCGCTCATATCTTTGAGGGTGAAGAAGACGAAGCTCAAACCGATTTTAAGGAAAGCGGCGCGCGGGACTTCCTTACATTCTGCAAAGATAATTGCAACGAGCTGACAGAGCTTGATGAGGATTATCTGGTACTAACAGACGAGGAAGCAGACGAGAAAGCAAAGGAGTATATTCTCGACTCCTTGTGGGCTTTTACTCCTAACTTCCTAGCTTCCGCCACTGGCATAGATTTAGAAGTGTTTGACGCAATCCAAAACAATGGACGCTGTGAAAGCAACAACGACGCAATCCTGAGCCTAGTTGACGATGAAGATGCCCTAGTTGAGGAAGCAATCCAGTGGGACGGACGTGGGCACTTCCTTAACCCTTACAACGGCCAAGAGAACGAAGAAACCGTTAACGGAACCGAGTACTTTATCTATCGTCAAAACTAAATTAACCTTTTCGGCGCCGGCCTAAAAATCGGCGCTCTTTTTCAAACCTTTAACCCTTTAACCTTTAACCCTTTAATCCTTTACCTATGAACATTTTAATTGAAACCTACTCGGAGAAAGCCATTAAAATTTATGGCGACACCAAACCCCTAAAAGATACGCTGCGAAGCCTAGGGGCAAAGTACAACCCCTACCTAAAAGGCGGCCCAGGTTGGATTGCCTCAAAGACAAAGGAGGTTGAAATACGCGCTGCAATCGGCAACCCTCAGCCCATTACCTTAGCAACTGTTGAGGTCGTTTCGGCGCCTATCTATGCACCACCAACACCAACTAGGCCAACACCAACACCAACTAGGCCAACACCGCCACCAACGCCACCAACCCCTCCGCGAGCTAAGCGCTCCGCAAAGTTTGGGGTAAAAGAACTGTTCAGGATCTTACCTATAAGCAAGGCGGTACCATACGCAATCCTGGAGGGTAACGTGCTAAGCTATTTCTCTAAGATAGGGCCGGTTCACTACGAAATGGACGCCACCTTTGGCAAAGTAAGTATTGACGCTTCGTTTATTAAGGACAACGGCATACCGGTAAACATTCAGGAAGGAATCGCCACCTTTGAGAATGGAATGAAGGCAGGCGTAACGCCCACCGATAACGTCTTTAATATATATAAAGAAGGCGACCTACTTATCACCTCCGGCGCGCTTAACGCTTTTGACACCCTCAAAACGTTCCTAGGCAAAGATGAAATGAGGGTGGCAATGACCGGCGCCTACTTTGCTAATGGTAAAATCTGCGCCACCGATGCCCACCGTTTACGCGTCCTAGAGGCACAATTTGAGAGCGAGGGGGTGATTCTATCAAAGGTAGCCCTAGAGCTTCTTAAACATTCGCAAATTAAGGGACATACTGATTACGCCACCTTTGAAGATATTGGAGTTACTTTAGGAAGGGAATGGTTGGTTGATGCGATATATCCAAAGTATGAAGCAATCATGCCGAATCCAGACAGCGCCGAATCGACCTTAACCTTTAGCAAAAAGGCGCTTTTACCTTTGCTAGAAAATGCCCTTAAAGCAGCGCACAAAGATACAAAGCTAGTGGTATTGACTTGCGAGGGTGAAGGACTGAATGTAAGCGCCTCCGACCTTGACAGAGGTACGAACTTTGCCGCCACCGCACCCGCCTCTGGAAGTATTAAGATAGGGTACAATGCTGCGCAACTTATCGACGTGCTAAAGAGTATTGAGGCGGACGAGGTTACAATCCACTACTTTGGTGAGTCGCGGGCTTCGCTCTTTAACCTTACCTCTTTGTTAATGCCGGTAATGATTAACAACGATTAAATTAACCCTTTCGGCGCCGGCCTAAAAACCGGCGCTCCTTTTCAAACCTTAAATAAATAACCATGACACCTGAACTAACCATCAAAAAAACAAAAACCGACTTTCCAAAGGTCAAGATAACCACTAGCAAAGCAGCAGAAGAATTTATCCGGCAGTTTTACTCCGATGATATTGGAATCTACGAGAGCTTTTTTATGCTCCTAGTCAACCGAGCAAACAGCACAGTAGGCTTCGTAAAGATTAGCCAAGGCGGCGTGGCCGGGACCTATGTTGATATTAAAATCATCGCCAAGTACATCGCCGAAACAATGTGCTATGGGGTTATCTTAGCCCACAACCACCCATCTGGGAACCTTACGCCAAGCCAACAGGACAAGGACATAACAAAGAAAATTAAAGACATGGCAGCATTCTTTGACTGCCAAGTACTTGACCACATTATTCTAACCGAGGAGGATTATTACTCCTTTGCAGATAATTTTAACCTTTAACCCATTAACACCATGACACGAACTATTAAATTAACAGAAGAACAATTTGCTTTACTGCAACAGGCTTTAGGCATTGCAGAGCGTCAATTCTCAACCCTGCATAAGCAGATAATTGAAACGACCGTAAACGTGCGGAATTTTACAAGGCCGGAGCAAACTAAAATAGCAAACTACTACCACGTGAAAGCCTGCGAGTTTGCAGACCTGAACATTGATTTAAGCAACCTCAACCTTGATGTATAACCTTCGGCGCCGGTACCCATTCCGGCGCTTTATTCAAACCTTAAATTAACCCTTAACCCTATGAACGAACTGCAATCACTCCAGAACGCCGCCGATAAATGCGGCCTAGTGGTACACGAATGGTATCACAACGATAGGCGGAAAAAGATTAAACACTACTACGCCACGAAGGAAGGTATATGCATAAGCCCCTCCCTAGGCTACGAGCATCTTAACTTTTTCCTACTCGGATATATCAAGGCAACCGAACACCATCTAAAATCAACCCTTTTACACATTTAGTAGATGAATATGATACTGCACCTTTAACCCTTAACATTTAACCACTAACCATTAACCACTAACCATTAACCACCTTTAATACTTACAACTATGCCTAATCACGTTTATTGCCACCTTAGTTCTGACTCAGAACTATTAAAAGAAATTGCAAAAGTAGGGCTACCACAGTTCCTTGTGCCTATGCCAAAAGAACTGGTAAACACTACCGCTCCAACACGAATCATTTCCCAACTTGAAAAGGAAAATGGGAAGATTGGAATAACACAAGAAGAAAGCCAAGAGCTTATTAAAAAGTACGGACAAGATAATTGGTATGAATGGGCGCATGAAAATTGGGGTACCAAGTGGGGCGCCTATGACAACGAAATGGATGGAGACACATATCGTTTTACCACAGCTTGGTGTCCGGTTTCACTAAACATACTTGAGATGCTATCCAAAATTATCCCAAACTTTACTTTTGAATGGGAAGAAGAGCAAGGTTTTGGAGCTTCTTTCGTTTGCGAAAACGGAAAGATTAACGAAGTTTTATCTTGGGATACACCTCCTTTTGAGCATGCTGAAGATGAGATATATTTTCTTAAAGAACCTTACTCAAATGGAACAGGGGATTATGATGCTGGATACTATTATTCCTGGGACTTAAATGAATACCTTGGAGAAACTTTAGAAGACGCAAGGCTTGCTTGTAAAAACTATTAACCCTTATTAGTTGAAAGATATGATACTGCTGCTTATTATTCCCCTTTGGTCATTAGCCATTGGGATTGTTATCCACCTATTGTTTACCTCACCTTCTAATTATACCTTTACCAAGAATCAAATAAAGGTAGCGCGGGAAAGGTATAAGCGCCGAAGGGCAAACCCTAAGAATTATCCCAACCATTACATTGAGTTATGATAAAAGTACAATCAACCGTTAACGCTAACCCAGCTAAAGATTTTAATGACTTCGCAAATACTTTGAAAAATGAAAACACCTTTAAGAGTTTTAATCAGCCTGGAGGAGACACCTCAGGAAGCTATCTACCGGATAATCTTTGCAGGCTCCGGCCCGGAAAGCAACTTATTCTTGATCCGACTCCTCGCCTCGAAGGGAATTGTGAGGAGTGGGCAGGATTGGATTTTACCCAGCAACGAGGTAACCCCGCTGATAGACTTGCAAGCCGGCAAGATAACACTCCCCAACCTTAATGTTGAAAGATATGGTAGGCAGGATATTAACAACCTTGGGCTTTCGGCTGAAAGCGTCAAGGCGTTTGTCAAGGGTGCGGATGTATCTTTACGGGTTGATAAAGAGACCGGCGGTACTAGCGTTATTGTTAGTTCTTTGCCTTCTTAAACTTTACATAATTGCAATCATACTACTATGGCCGACACTAGCAAGCATAGAGCAAGAGGATGGAGGGAGAATAAATGGAATCAACAGCCTCTAAAGTACGATGCCCTCCTTAATGCTGAGGTTATGCTCCTAAAGATAGAGGAGAATGTAAGGGCTATTCTTATGACTAGCGGCACGCCTCCGGTGTTCCTCACTAGGTATCTGAAAAGGAATAAACTAGGGATATGTAGGTACTTGTTGAAAGATAGGAAAGGCTACTACCCTAGGATTGAACTCTCGGAACTTATTGTGCTGAGCTGGTATCTTAAAGTGCCCTTGCAAGAAATACTTTTCGGCGACCTTGCCGATTCGATAAAAGATTCCATTGCACTCACTAAAGGAATTAACTCAAAGAAAACTGCTGCTAAGATGCTGAGAGACAATAAGTTAAGTACAGAAGATACTTATTAGAGTATTAACAATAAGTGTTTGCAGGTAAGGGTAAGATACTCCCCCTTGAAAGATAGGGGGGTATTTTTTTGCAAATACTTGGTAACCCTGAATAAATTTATACCTTTGTTTCAAACCTTTAAATTTTTAACCAATGGCAAAAGATAAAAAGAGAGCCAGAGTTTATGGCGAAAAACTGCAAGTGGGTGATGTTGTAGTCATCAGCGCTTGGCAAGGCGAAATGAGAATTACAATCGACCAAGTAGATGCTACCACAGCCTCTAAAGGGGGCTTTATGTTCCCTAGGGTTTATGACCGAGGCTTTAAGGCAATCAACCCAAAGATTGATAGCTCAGAGTACAGTATATGGGAACCATTACCTTAACGATTAACGGCATAGAGCTAACCGATGAGTTCGACTCGCCGAATGAGTTAACCGGCCACTACCTTGCCGCCAGGGCAGCCCTAGAGAATTTTGAAGGGGAAGATGTGTTTGTTATCTATGATGTTCAGCACAACGGCAAGAAGTACGGCCACATGGACTACTGCAAGAAAAAGAACCTGGGTGTCCTTATCGCGATCCAGACCTCAATTTATCGAATGCGATTAAAACAAACACAATGACAGAAAGTGGTATGGCACTAGGCCGAAACCTACAAGCCCTTCGCAAGGCTAGGAATATGACCTTGAAAGAGGTTGATAGTTCTTCCGGCCCAAGGATTGAAAGTGGTGAAGATGTTGATATGAAGCTTGTGGTAAGGTATCTCAAAGCCATGAGCATAGCCTTAGAGTTTAAGGTGAAGTTCAGGGGCACGTACACTCCCCACACCGACCGGCCGTTCCTAGAGGTTATCCGCTACGCAATGGTAGCCAAGAAGCTAAAGGTAGCCCAAGTGGCTAACCTGCTGGATATGTCTTACGACAAGTTCTTTCGGCTGCATGGCGGCTACCGGCCAATACGGTTCAAAGATTGCGAAAAGATTTTTAAGTTACTTGGAATTACAACGAAGTTTATGTAAACTACCCACCCACGCTAAAGCGATGGGATGGGCTTTAAACCTAAGAACGAATGCACTTGACAGTACAACATACTCGGCTTTTCAGGATGGTTTACATTCATCCCCAACAATGCTATGTTCTTTGCTGCATTTTCATCAGCATCAAACACAGAATTGCAGTTTTTACAAGTAAATTTTTTGCCTTGTCTATTGCCTATATGCAGACAATTATGGCAAGTCTTACTCGTATAAGCAGGTGGCACATCTACCAATTTAACGCCATTAAGCAAACACTTGTAAGTAAGAAAACTTCTGAGTTGATTGAAGTTCCATTTTCCTACTCTGCTTCTAAATTTTTTGCCTTTCTTGTTAGCAGAAAATCTAATGCCTTTCAAATTCTCAATTGCAATTCCTTTACCTTCGGATTTTGCAAGTTGAACAATTTGTTTGCTTATTGTGTGATTGATAATTGTACTTGTAGTTCGTTCTTTGCCAGACAATCGTTTCAGGACTTTTTTACAGCCTTTCGTACCTTTGCTTTGAAGCGAACTCCTTACTTTTTGTCGTTTTTCTCTATAATCGTTAAGTTTTTTAGAATTAAAAGATTTGCCATTACTAAGTGCCGCTATTTCCAACAGCCCCATATCAACTCCGATAAATTCTTCAATATCTTTTACTTCTTCTTCGGGAACATCAACGGTTTGAAACAAGTAAAATTTACCTTTCTTGTAAACCAAATCCGCCTCACCTTTAATGTAAGGCAAATAATTTCGGTTATGGCACACAAAAGGTATTTTAATCCTACCACCAATAGCCCAAAGAGATACAATATCATTCGGCTTGTAGGTCATAATCCTACTGTCATAACCAATACTTCCAAGTGGACGAAACTCTCTCTTGGTTTTCTTATCAAGTTTGTAGGCATCAGCAACTTTTGCAATACAACGTACAAGAATTTGAGAAGAAAGTTTGAATGTAGCTTTGTAAGAATGGTAAACTTCGTGATGGAGTTTAAAATTATTGAAAATACGCTTTTCCCAAGCCACATCAGAAATGGCATTGCAAACAGTATTAGCTTCCTTCATCGTATCGAGAAGCAAGTTAGCCTGTTCATCAGTAGGCAAAAGTTTAATTTTCAAAGTGAGTTTCATACAATAATAAATACGTACAAAAATACTAAAAGTTTCTTATATCAGAAAATAGTTTTAAATTTGTTTAACTTTAAAGGCGTTAGCGTGTCGCTTACCTCCCATCCACACTACGTGATGAATGGGTTTCACGCTCCAATACTATGAAGATAGTTGTTGAAAATAACACGCTAAAGGCTGTTATCCCTATGAATTTGTTCCGGTTGGTTCAGGTGCCGAGCATGAACGCTATGCTTGCATCTTTCGGCCCGATTATGGTATTGGTTTATCAGCACTTGGAAGAGATTTACGGCGCCGTTGAACACGCCGGAGAGATACTCCATGCGAAAGAAACCCTAGACAAGTTTAGGTGGGAACAGACAAGCAAAAACTACCACCCAGAGGAATACTTTGTGAGAATGAAAGAACTCATATCTAACTACCACACCCTATACACCAACTCCTTTAAACCCAATAGGTACATAGAGGAAAACTTTGCCAATATCCACCAACTCCTTGAACTCCATGAATCACTACAACACAAGCTCAGGGAGAGTGTCTAAGAGCATCATTGATGCCAAGATAAAGGAAGCCAAGCAATCTCTGGTGGATAGCGTAGAGCATTACTGCCACGCCTCAGGGCGGACAGATGAAAGGCTAGACTGTTCCCACATAATCAGCGTTAAGCGATGCCAAGAAATGGGCAAGAGTGAACTTGCTTGGGACGTGAATAACATTCAGCTGGAAGGCAGAACTGCCCACCACCAATGGGAAAGCTGGGAGGCTTATGCCCAGGAGGTGAAGGGGCATAACAATTTAAGAGTTAAACTAGACTACATACAAAAACACGATCCACAATCTTATGAGCGCTTTAAGGCTTTCGGAATTGAATAAGTTGCAACTCATTGAGCTTGGGTTGGAGATACAGAACAGGATAAGGCAGATGGATGCCGCCCAGAACTCTGTTGACCATATTTTGGCCTACTACAATGTTACCTTGGAGGATATTCGTGGGAAGAAAAAGAACCGGGAGCTTGTAAAAGCCCGAATAGCAATATACTATTACCTTTCCACCCTAAAGATTGCCAGAAAAGTTGTCTGGGCATTCATAGGTAAAGATAGAACTACGTTGCTATACTACGACAAGCAAATATCCAATGCCAAAGAGTTTGATAAGGTCTTTTACCAAGAGTTAAAACAATTCGCATGACCATCTACGCCACGATAAAGGAAGGGAGGATTATTGTTGATGAGGACTTTAAGAAGTTCCTGCCCAAAATGACTGGCAGGGTAGTTATTACCACCGCGAATAGGGGCAAGGAGGCTATGTATGCCTACTACCACGCTGTTGTGCTGGAAGTTTGCATGGCTTTCCTGAGAGAGATGGGCGAGCCGGCAGATGAGAGCTATGCAGATGATTTTTTGAAGTTTCAATTTGCAAAAAGAAATGTGCATAACCCTTTGACTGGAGAGGAAATCCCTGTGCTAATGGGGAAGAGGGATATGAGCTTTAATAGGCTCAAAACCTTTGTTAGCGATTGCGTTTTGTACCTGGAGAGAATGGGTTATGAAGTACCAACAAGTGAAGATTATAGACATGAAAAAAGTATTGACTAAGGCATTTATGCTGTTGCTCTGGGCAGGGATTATTGTCCTGAGCGTAAAGATTTATTTTATCCCCTTGACTATTTTTGCCATAGGGAGAGTTAACGGTGTAATTTTTAACCTATGAAAGTGTTGATATTGATTATCGTTTCGGCGGCCTTGGGCATTCCAGAATATGAAGTTAAAACCATTGATGGGGAGCGCGGAAAACTATACACCTCCGAGCCTCATGAAGTTGGAGATACAATAATAATCTGCATGCCATGATTGCCATAGCTGTTTTACTCATGGTATCAGTGTTTATCTACTATGACAACAAAGTGGTAAACTGCGAGCCTCTTGATGTTGAAGATATTGCCGTTATAATGCTATCTGTTGTGGCTGCTTTTCTTTTAACTATTTTTAACATTTGTGTATTGAAATAGTTTGTAAGTTTGGGGTGTAAATAGCGTTCTCGCAGATTGCCGATGGAGGGGACTTGGAACCACAAATGTTCGGCTTAACAACAAAATTTAATAAGATGCAGAAAGATTCAATTAACCACGAAACCCCAGCTATTGGCAATGTGCTGTTATGCGAAGGGCTTTCTTGTCCTGAATGTTCAAAAGCAATGGAGCAAGTAGATACTACTTATTCCAATACTAAAACAAGCAGGGCAGAAGTCGGACAGCATACAGGTGATATTTATTTTTGCGAACATTGCGAACAGCACTACATTGATAATTTACTTACAGGTAATGTCGAATCGTGGTCTTATTAGCCTTTTGCATAACGTTTTCGGGCTTTGCGTTCGGCAGGGCTTAGAAGCACAAAAGATTAATTAACAACTAAAGTTAAATAGAATGAAAAAAGCTGAATTAACAACCGAAACCCCTGCTGACGCAAAACCCGTGTTATGCGAGGTTGCTGTTCTTTCTGCCTATCGTCAAAAGTTTGATGAATGGGTAAAAGAAAATGGTAAACCAAACGAAAAATACCATTGCGTGATGAGTGCAAGGGATGTTTTAGGGCGGGTGTTTCATAGGATAGAAAAAACTTATCAATGGTGGAGAATGGATGATTGTGCTGATGTCAAGCGTCTTTGTGAACAGCGTCTTCGCAATCTCGCTAACTAATGTATAAACCCAACAGCCCTACTTCGGTGGGGCCGCTTTTCTTTTAACTATTTTTAACATTTATGCGTAGGGCTATTTATTAACGAAAAACTTAATTAGAATGAAGAACAAAAAACAAGACAAGCAATTAGAAAAACTACTGTTTGAAGTTTACGATAAAGGTGTTAAGCAGCAAGAATGTAATTTGACAGAGTATATTGAAAAAGTGAAGCAAGCCTTACGCATACACGATGTTAGCGGTTCGTTGGGCTTTGACAAAGGTTATGAACAGGGCTACAATGATGCAACAAAAGAAGCATGTCAGGAAATAAGGGAACATTACCACCCCAATGACCGCTAACTAATGTATAGCCCCAACAGCCCTACTTCGTTGTGGCCGCTTTTCGTTTTAACACCTTTTAACATTTTGATGTGAAAATAATACTTAACATTGCACAATGCTAACCAACAAACACAACCTCCCAGAGGTAATTTTCAAAGCCGCCCATTGCGAAACGTACATTAGCAAGGGGGATATAAGCGTTACCTCTCTTATTGACAGCCCAAAGATTCGGCAGTTCAAAAAGAAATATGCCAACAAGGTACACAAAGACGTGGTAGATATGCTCCCAGCTATTGAGGGCACAGCACTACACTATGTACTTGAAATGGCCGATGTGTATAACGCCGATGCCAGAACCTTGCACCGAGCCATAGACGTTCTTGACAAGCTAGTCAGCCAGTTCAACAACCGAGAGCAGATGCCCCTATATTTCAAATCAAAAGAAATTAGGGAAGGGCTGCAAGAAGTGTTAACCTCCGGCTTCCCATATTACCGCAAGTATGTTATCACTGAGGAGATAATGCAAGTTGAAGTGTTGGGCTGGCATCTAAAGGGGCAGTTTGATAGGGTAGAGCTTGATAAGAGGAAGCTCATTGACTTTAAGAAGGTGTCGGTATGGTCTTATGCCAACAAGTACGAATCTCGGCAGCACAACCTTCAACAGAACATTTACCGGTGGATGATCAAAAAGGAGCTTGACATAGACATTGCCCAATCGGTACTTGTTAAGTGGTTCAGGGATTGGCAGAAAAGTAAGGCACAGTCCACATCTTCATCTGTATATCCACCCCAAAGGGTAATGGAAATTGAGGTCCCGCTAATGGGCTTTAAGGAGGTTGAGGAGTATGTTACCGAAAGGATCGCCTTGCACCAGAAGGTAGAGCTTGAAGGGCCGGACTCTTACCAATGCACCCCAGAGGAGAAGTGGCAGAGTGCAAGTGCCTGGAAGGTGTATAATGCCAACCCAGAGAAGCAGAAGAGGTCTTTAGCGAGTGAGTTTTACCGCGAGAACGATGCTTTGCAGTGGGTGTTGGAGAATGAGCATAAGCACCCAGAGGGCGTGATAGTAAAAAAGATTGAGGGCGAGAACAAGCGCTGCAACGATTACTGTGAGTTTAAAGATTTTTGCAAACAATATAAATTAGAAAACCAATGAGTTACTACTTTCACAAAAATGCGTTTTACCTCTTGCCATGCGTGAGGGTAGATTACTTTCGGAGAATGAATGTGCTGTTGCACTTGGAGTTTAGCGTTAGCTGGCTTTGTTTCAGTTTTTATTATGAAGTAAGGAACTGGAAATGAGTGGCGTTGATTTCTTAGAAGAGATGTTATTGCCAAATATGTACGGTGGTAAGGAGTTGTTTAAGGTTGCCAGGGAGAGGGAAAACGCCGAAAGGCTACGCTTCGCCATTGAGCAGTTAAGCCTTGCCCTCGGCTATATGCCTGTTGAGGCTGAGTTTGCCAAGGGCAGAGTATCATCAATGATTAGCAGCTTGCAAATTGAACTTAACGAGATAAACAATTAACAACAAACACCATGATTTACGCAAACCACCTTCACAACTTGGCAAACATCAAGCCAAGAATTTTAATGGCCGAAATCGAAGCCGCCTGCATTAACAAGGCTAAGCAAGGCGAAATGTACTGCTGGGTAAAAGGCCCGATTGCCAATGAAGACATTCAAAGGCTAAAAATAAACGGCTTCGAGGTAGTAGAACACAAGAACGCAATCTACCGCATTGACTGGTCGCAGCCTACTAACCTTTAATACACAAAACCATGCCAATACTCAAAAAACTTGAGGAAGCAAGAATTGTTTTTTTTGAAGTTAGTCCCAGCGGAGAATTGTTTATTGGAGAATGCTGCGACTATTATTACAAAACATCGCTAACCAAAAGCGAGGTAAGCCAACTCATTAACGAACTTAAATCTTTAAGTAAACAAATTAAAACACAAACACCATGACAAACGTACATTTAATTACAAAAGAGCAAGAAGGCGCTGATGTTCTGCATCAATACCTTTACATCACTAATGATGAGAGAATTAAAGAGGGAGATTGGTTTTTAAATACACTAAATGGTAAGTTAGATAAGTGTGATGATTTAATCTATGAAAAGAATGTAAATCATAGTAATTGGTGTAAAAAAATCATTCTAACCGACAACCCAGACCTAATCGCAGAAGGGGTACAACCTATTGACAATGAGTTCTTAGAATGGTTTGTTAAGAATCCAAGTTGTGAGAGGGTTGAGGTTGAAAACGAATGGGAAGGAAATGGTACTATGTTTGGGTTTAAAATGGGTAATGTTTCTCCGGATGGAACTTGGCGATACAAAATCATTCTTCCACAAGAAGAACCTAAACAAATTAAATGTTATTGTGGTCATACTATAACTTGTGATTGTGAACCTTTACAAAAAACTCTTGAAGAACCTACCGAAGAAGCTAAGCAAAGAGCTGAAAACTATATGAGGTTGAAGGGGGCTTTAGAACCTAAACAAGAAACTCATGAAGAAGCTGCTGAAAGATTATATCCAATAAGGCTAATGTATTTTCCAATGAAGGCAGTTGATTTGAATGAAGAACCAAGAAATATATTTAATAATGGTGCTAAATTTCAAGCTGAAAGAATGTATAGTGAGGAAGATTTACATAATGCATTTTATAATGGATGGTTATATAGAGGAGAAAATTATTCATTCCCAAAAGCAAAAAAAGAATGGTTTGAACAACAAAAAAAGAAGTAATATGCCACAGCAAACAGCGTTAGAATTGGTAATTAGCCAGCTAAAAGAAGAAATAAGAAAATCTGCCCACAATCAACTTGGCACAAATCGTACAGGGGATTATAGAATTGGATTAGTCAAAGCTATTAACTTTTGCGAACAAGCTAAAGAACTGGAGAAGGAGCAGATAATCCGCCTATTCAAACAACGGTTGGAATGATGATGACCCAATGGCAGACGCTGAAAAATACTACAACGAAACCTATAACAAATAACTTATGAGCAACAACAAACAACAAACAGCGGTAGAATGGTTGGAAGTGCAACTAAATGAAAATGGTAAACTTTCAGCAGTTGATTTTTATCAAGCCAAAGAAATGGAGAAGGAGCAGAGTAATGAGGCTTTTAAACACGGAGAATTTTGGATATTACAAACAATTGCAGCAGCGGTGAACGATAGTACAACGAAACCTTTAACCAATAAACCATGATAGGCATTTATTTAACCCAAGAGGGTAAACAAGAGATTGAAGCTAAGATAGCTGAACTTGAAAATACACGCAAGGAATCATCATCAGATAACAACGATTACTACTTAGGGAGAATCAAAGAATTAAAAGAAATCCTATCATCAGCAACAATACTACCTGTTGAAGAAAGTTGGGGTAATATGCCAATAGGAGTGAATGAAAGTGAATTATCATATCCACAAGGAGTAATCATACAACCTAAACAATAAAAACCATGAAGCTACAAAGCGCACACATTAAGAACTACAAGGGCATATCCGAAGCCCAGATAAACGTAGATGGCAAGTCGTTCATTGTTACCGCGCCCAATGGTGCCGGTAAGACATCAACCATTCAAGCCTTCCTCTCCACCCTTTCCGGCCAAGGCCACCCCACAGAGGTAATCCGTAAAGGGGAAACTATGGCAGAGGTAATTGTGGAGGTGGGAGATGAGCAAGATACCTACAAGGTAAGGGCTGTATGGTCAAACAACACCGGTAAAACCGAAGGGAATATCACAGTGCATAACTCCCAAGGCCAGAAGTTAGGTATAAAGGCCTTTCGGCAGATGCTTGGCACTATCTCCTTTGACGTAGTGGAAAACTTCCTTAGACGCAAGAAAAACGAGCAAATTGAGCTTCTTAAAACTTTGTCTGGTAGGAAGAAAGAATTAGACCTGTTAGATATTGAAAGGAAAAAGGCCTATGAGGATCGTACAGATGTTAACCGAAAGGTTTCTGAGTACGAAGGTAAGCTCAAAGGTCAAGAGTTGGGGGAAATGCTAAAGGCTATTGACACCTCGGATATTTATTCCCAGATGCAGAATGTAGGGAAAGAAGTTGAGCTTTATGTTAGGGCTGAAAGTGGCAAGGCGGAGAGGCTTGATAAGCTCAATGATAACCTTTCGGCGATTGAGGGCTACCGGGAAAAGATTAAAGCATTAGAGCTTGAAAACACAACCCTAAAGGCAGAGATTGAAAAGGCTGATGCTTGGTTAAAGAAAAGGGAAAAGCCCTCGGGAGAACAAATATCCGAAAAGCTAAAGGCCGCCGAAGAGCATAACGCCAAAGTAAAAATCCAAGAGGCACTCATAGCCCAACACCAAGAACTCCAATACTACAAAAAGGCAAGTGTTTCCTTAACCAATAAACTCGCTGACATAGACAGGGAAAAGGCAGAGATACTCTCCAGCAGTTCCTTGCCGGTTGAAGGCTTATCGTTTGATGATGATGGTGTTTACCTAAACGGCCTACCCTTTGAGGAAGGGCAGATAAACACTGCCAAGATATACGAGGTAGGCTTCCATATCTTCCGCGCTTTAGGCTCAAACTTTAGGGTAATGAAGCTAGACATGAACTCAATGGACAAAGATACCTTTGAGCGGATTGTTGACTTGGCCGGAGAGGATATTCAGCTTATCTTTGAAAAGGTTGGCTGGGACGCAGAGGAAGGTGTAGAGATTAAATTCACAGAGGAAATACTTTAAGCCATGATAAAAATTGTAATCAACAAGTTAAGCGACTATCGAGATGATGAGTACGTTTACACCGCAATGGGCAAGGTTTCTTACTCTGCCACCCCCAACAACCAGCACGACTTTGACACCCTCGTAAGGGGAAGTAAAGACTGCCTGATTGTTACCTCTGCCGGATATGTTAATTTCGATGGCTATGGCACGATTGAAACGTATGGCGATGTGATTGTAGATACAGACAATTCTAGCTTCGCTGAGGTGTATTGCAGAGGGATTGACTTAGTGTTTGTGCGTGAAGGGGACAGGTGGTTGGCAGATGGCTCTTCCGAGGCTTCCGACCTTATGTATGCTGTATTCAAAGATGCTATTGATACTATGCTGGAAAAGAAATGGACTGCAAAAGAACTTAGCAAGAAACTCGCCAATGTTTTTGAATCCTACACGCATTTTGACGCCTTCCTGAAAGAGAATCTATGATGCACTTAAAGGAGAATGGAAACCTATATCTAGAGTATAGGGAGGGAGAGTATTATGCAGAGCTGTATGGTATGACAAAGGTTGTGGTGGGGGGGAAAGCCTATTGGAAGGGTAACCTTTCGGCGCTCCGCAAAGAGGCGGTAAAGAATCTCCTTGATGATAGAGGCATAGATTGGAAGTCTCCCCAAGGCATCATAATCGCCGAAAAGCTAAAGGTAGCATACAACAAACTCTACAAAATGTTTGACACCAAGGTACACTCCCTATTCCCCCTCAACGGCAGGAAGCTACGCCACCACCAAATAGACACCCTAATGTTTGCTTGCACCAACAAGCATACCCTAGCAGCCCTAGACCAAGGCACCGGCAAAACCATTACCACCATCATGAAGTCTAAGTACAAAAACCTCTACCCAACTTTAATAGTTTGTGAGGCCAGTGCCAAAGACAACTGGGTAACCTCCCTGAGTGAGCAGTGGGGATTTAACTCCTTTGAGTTTACCGTAGTGTATTCCCAGCGCCGCCACTTTATTCAAGCCCTAAACGAAAAGTTTATCATTATCAACTATGACCTATTGCATAGGAGTGTTGATTACCTTAGAAGCAAGGGCATAAAGCACATTATCCTAGACGAGTGCCAACGGATCAAGAGTACCAAAACCCAAAGGTTTAAGGCTGTGAAGGCTATCCTTAAAGGCTCTGATGCCCATATTACCTTTGCCTCTGGCACACCCAACACCAATAGGGCAGATGATTTCTTTGCTTACCTTAAACTTGCCGGCCACCCTTTAGGCTCCAACAAGTTGAAGTTTGACCTTAATTTCTTGGAGAAAGATGGCTTTAAAGTGAAAGGGGCAAAGAATATCCCCCAGCTTAGACGCGAAATGGCAAACTTTATGGTAAGGTATCGGCTGGAAGATTGCTGGGATATGCCAAAGAAAAACTATGTGCTTTACAATGTGAAGGGCGATGGCCAGTGGCTAGAACAGTACGAGGCTGAAATTAAAAGAATCTGCGAGGAGGAGGTTAGAACCAGGCAGCAGCTTGAAAACAATATCCATTCCCTAAATCGAATCATATCTTTAGCCAAAGTGCCAATCATTAAGGAAACTATTGACAATATCATTGAGGCTGGGAAAAAGGCTGTGGTGTTTGGTAGTTATACCGCCCCCTTGCAAGAGGTGTATAAGTTATACCCTTCGGCGGCTTATATCGATGGGAGCGTTGCCACAGAGAAGCGTGGAGACATTATTAGAAGGTTTACTGGAGATAATAGGTGCAAGGTATTCATTGGCAATATGAGGGCCGCAGGGACCTCTATTGAGCTTCAAAACGCTTCCGATGTACTCTTCTTGAATTGGGCATTTGTACCTACTGACTTCGCCCAGGCAGTGAGTAGGGTGTATCGTGCCGGCCAGACCAAGCCAGTGAACATCTATACCATACTCGTAAAAGATACTATTGACGAGCATATCTGGAACTTAATGGGGAACAAAATGGAGGACATTGATAAAATTATTGATGGTAAGCCATATAATATGAAAAAGGAAAATATCTTTGAAGAAATATACAATTACATAAAAACATGGTAGTAACTAGAACACAACTAAAAAACGCATTGGCAGCCTTAGCGCCAGTAGCAAAAGCAAAAAGCACCGCACCAGCAACTTCTTGGCTGAGGGTAACAGACAGGACAATATCTTGCGCTGGGTTAGATGCCGCGATATTGATTAACATTGAGGCTTTCCCCGACACTATTCCCAATGACTTTTATGTTTCATACTATGACCTTGAAACAATCGCAAATAAGGGAAGCGCCGAAGACATAGGGCTTACCGCCTCCGATGTGCTATACTTCAAAAGCGGCAGGGGTAAAGGCCAAGTGCCACTCCAAGACAGTTCTTCGGCACTATCCTTTAACTATACCTTAGCCCCAGCGCTATTTTCCGAGCCGGTTAAAGACCTTGTTTCACACCTTTCCTTGGCTGGCAGGTTCGCTGGCAATGATGATCTGCGGCCACAAATGTGCCAAGTAAACCTACAAACACGAAGGGATAAGGTGTATTGCTACGCCACCAATGCGTATAGTGTTTATCTCTCAGAGGTTAAGTACATAGACAGGGTAGAGGAAAACGATGGTAGGATTGTGGGCATAACCCCAAGGTATATCCCGGTGGTTGCCAGTATGCAAGGCATAGTTCATGTTGGTGCATCTGAGAAGTGGCATCAGTTTAGCGATGGCATTACCTCTTTGTTCATGCGTACTGCCGACAACCCAATGAAATTAGAGGTTATTGAAAGTGTGATTATTAAAGAGTACCCAGTGCTTTGCGAGGTTTCCCTGCCGGAGTTTTTAGGTGCTGTGGAAAGGTGTATATCTTTTAGCCCGAAGGCTACTTCCCTGATTAGAATTGGCAAGGGGAAGGTAGCTTCTGAGGATATTGACTTTGGCAAGAACTATGAGGAAGAGATGCCGGGATTGCTTGAAGAGAATGAGGTAGGGTTAAACGGCAAGCAGTTGCTTCAAGCTGTGGGAATGATTGGCGAGGCTACCATTGGCTTCCAAGCAGATAACCGAGTGGTAGGAATTATTAAGGGCGATGTTGCCTTGTACTTCATGCCGGTGATGATATGATAAATCAAATTCACAACGAGAACTGCCTTGACACAATGGCAAGAATGCCTGACAATTTCGTGGACTTGGTAGTTACTTCGCCGCCTTACAATAAGTCCTTTTGGAGTATGAACCAAAACCAAAACAACGGCGACTTTAGAACCAAGTCAAGGAAAATAGTGTATGGTGATTTTAATGATAAATTACACCCAGAAGAATACGAAAAACAACAAAGGCAAGTATTAAGCGAGTGCATAAGAATACTCAAGCCGACTGGCAGTATATTTTACAACCACATTGATATTTTGCATTTGCATACAACAATACACCCAAAGTATGTATATGATTTTCCCCTTAAACAAGTGATTATTTGGAATAGAAAAAACACCCCAAAACTTGATGTAAGCTACTTTTACCCTATTACTGAATATGTTTTTTGGATTAAAAAAGACAAGATTGCAAGGCCAAAGTTTTATAGGGATATGGCTTTGTATAAAAAAAGCGTTTGGGATATTAGCCCCGATGCTTCAAATGGGCACCCAGCACCTTTCCCTATTTCATTTCCATTGAATTGCATTTTATCTGCAACGGATAAAGGCGATTTGGTTTACGACCCATATATGGGAAGCGGAACAACAGCAGTCGCGGCAATAAGCGAAAACCGAAACTATATTGGCAGCGAATTGTTTGCCGAATACATTAAGGTCGCCGAAAAGCGTATATCTCAAATTCAACCCAAGCTATTATGATTTGCACCGTTCTCCCAGACAATTACCAGTTAGAGGGTAAGCCTGTGCATATCAAGACTATCATAGGGCATATTAAAAGCGATGCCATGAGGGATAGGATTGGAGCAATTAGGAAGATGAAAAAGGAAGATGCTGATGCTGCGAAGATGATGCTTCCGGCCTTTTTCCCCTCTGGGGTATTTTCTGGGGGAAAGAAGGCTGAGAACTTAGTTAAACATTCTGGAATTATACACTTAGACATTGATGGAAAACAACGCGCCGAAAGGGTACTATCCTACCTTGACACAACATACGTTTTATTTTTGTTCCGTTCCCCAAGGGGAGGAGTTAAAGTTGGCTTTAGAACAGCTATCCCAAAGGACAACTACCATCACAAGTGGGCATGGGAGTGTATTGATAGAGAGTTTGCCTTCGGCCTTTCCGACAAGGCCGGAAAGCCTGTAAACAAGCAGTGTAACTTGTCCTATGACCCCGAAGCATACCTAAACCTAGAAGCACCTACCTACACGCCACCCATCATGCCTGAGGAGAAGCCTATCTACTTCAACCCTATGGAGGTAAGGGGTATAGATGATGCGTTAAGGATAGCGGAAAAGGGAGTGCAGAATACGGGCATAACCTTTCGGCCTGGGCAGCGAAACCTATACGTTTTTAAGATATGCTGTATCTTGAATAGAATGGGCGTGGAGCAGAATATCGCAGATAGATTACTTGCTGGAAGGTTTGAAGGTAGAAAGTTTGACGGAAAGGAAATAAACATTACCTTGCGAGGCGTTTATGAAAGGTATCGTAATGAGTTTGGCTCTCGACCAATTAAATCTAAGAATAACGGATTGTTATGAACTACAAGTGGACGCTTAAAGACGCAGTATTTACCAAAGATAAAGGAAAGGTGTTTAGTTGCTTTGCTTGTGGAGGAGGTTCAACAATGGGATATAAATTGGCCGGGTTTGATGTTCTTGGTTGTAACGAAATTGACCCAAAGATGATGGGTGCATACAAGACAAACCATAACCCAAAGTATGCTTATTTAGAACCAATACAAGCATTCAAGTTACGTGAGGACTTGCCACAAGAATTGTACGAGTTGGATATTCTTGATGGGTCACCGCCTTGCAGTAGTTTTTCAATGGCCGGCAATCGTGAAAAGGATTGGGGTAAAGAAAAGGTGTTTCGTGAAGGGCAAGCAGAACAAGTTCTTGACACCTTGTTTTTTGACTTTATTGATTTGGCCGAAAAGCTACAACCAAAAGTAGTCATTGCCGAAAACGTAAAAGGTTTGTTGCTTGGAGGTGCTATTGAATATGTTAGGAAGATTTATGAAGCGTTTGATAAGGCTGGGTATATCGTTCAACATTGGCTTTTAGATGCAAGCAAAATGGGTGTGCCACAGCGTAGAGAAAGGGTTTTCTTTGTTGCTTTGCGTAAAGATTTAGCTGGGCAGTTTTTAGAGAACGCCGATTTGTACACTAGAGTCCCTAAACTTACACTTGAGTTTAATGAACATGAGATACCTTTCAAAGATATTTATCATAACTATACTGACAGACCTTTATCCGATAATATGAAAAAAATATGGGACTTAAGAAAGGTTGGAGATTTAAGTTTTGAAATAATAAACGAAAGGGAGTTTGGTAAAAAGTTTTTACATTTTGGATCAAAGTTCATATATCAAACAGGAACAATAAACACAATACTTGGTAATGACCAATGTGTTTTATTTGATGAACCAAGATATAGAAATTTCGATGAGCTTTGTGAGTGTGGTTCTTATCCGAAAGATTATGACTTTTGTGATAATAAACCTCAATACCTAATCGGTATGAGCGTACCGCCTTTAATGACCGCAAAAATCGCAGAGCAAGTTTACAACCAATGGCTTTCTAAATTATGAAACACTGCCCAATATGCTCTGGGGCGTTAATAAAGCCCGAAAGAACACCTGAGAAGGTGTATAAATGCAAAGAATGTAAAACACAAATCTTTATACTAGTAGTTAAGAAGTGAGTACCGAGAAAAATATCCATAAAGCCTTCGCCCACTACCTAAAAGAGAAATACCCCAACGTAGTATTCACCTCCGAGAGTAGTGGCGTGAGGGTAACTATGGGCCAGGCAATAGCGTTAAAGGAAGTACGTTCAGCGCATACCCACCCCGACGTGTTTATCTCTGAGCCTAAAGGTAGTTATCATGGCCTATACATAGAGTTAAAGAAGGATTCCCCCTTAAAGAAAGATGGTACTCTTAAAATGCAAACTGAGGTTAAGCGTAGAGGGCCGTTAATCATTAAGGTAAATCACTTGGAGGAGCAGTTCAAGACTATTGAGCTTTTACGCTCTAAGGGATATTGCGCTTTCTTTTCTTCTTCTTTGGATAATGCTATGGAAATTGCAGATAGGTATATGGAGCTTAAATGTGAAGAAACGTTAAAAGGTAAATATCTTTTGGATATTACATAAATTGTCCTTTCCTTTACATTAAATACGACAAAAGATGAATATTTTAGTTTTAATTGCTGCTATCGTTATGGTAGAAAGTGGGGGTAACCCTTCGGCGCGGAATGGCGATGCGGAAGGGTGCTTGCAAATCCGCCCTACAATGGTGCAACACTTCAATAGTATTGGCATACAGTTTACCTTAGAGGATAGGCTCGATTGCGATAAGTCGAAGGAAGCCTTTGCTAAGTGGGTAAAAGTTAGCGGATATAAAAGCGCTGAGGTTATTGCCCGGAAATGGAATGGCGGGCCGAAAGGACACCTTAAAGAATCAACCCTTAACTACTGGGAAAAAGTAAAATCAAACCTATGAAAAAAACAGCACGCGAGTGGTTCGCAGAATTACCACAACACGCCAGAAAACTGGCTTTGGCTAATACCGGTAAAATACCATTGTTGTTTAAATACGACAATTTGGCCGATGCCCTTTTGGGTAGCTTTGATTGGGGTAACTCCCCAGAAGGAGGCGCCTTTTGGTATAATGTTCACGACGAAGTGGTGCAGGGTATTGCCCCCTCCCCAGACGCTCCTTTTCAATCAGGCGCACCCCTCCCCACACCAATCGAAACCCTTATCCCAAGCATTGAAGCCTGGGCAAAGGCCAGAGGCATAACCTCCCCCCAATCCCAACTCCTAAAGTTCTTTGAGGAAGGTGGTGAGCTTGCAAGCGCACTGCTTAAAAACAAAGAAGAAGAGGAAAAAGACGCTGTGGGAGACGTGCTTGTAACACTCATAATCTATTGTAAACTCCGAAACATTAACCTCGCCGAATGTCTTTCCCTAGCATGGGAACAAATCAAAAACCGTACTGGCAAGACACAAGGTGGCATATTCGTAAAAGATGAAACAAGCAGCACTACACCTACTAGCTAACATTGAGGACTTGTCCGTAGAGTTAAAACTCCACATTGAAGAAGCCGAAAATGGATGCAAAACTGCCCAGAAAACTATGAGCAAAGCTTCCTTCCGGCTAGTTAGAAACGCCACAGCAATCAAAAACATTATCAAAGAACTAAAGCCCTACGGCAAAAAATTTTAACCACTAATCCGTTAAACTATGAGCAGATTTAAGCCTCGTAACACAAACCAGCACCCTTGCACTCTTTGGTTAGAGTGGGGTGGTGCTGATGGTAACTTTCGCTACTATGATAAAGCAGCAGGTACCAGAGTCCCATTTGAACTGGGGCGGTTTATTGTGCTAGATGTCCTTAGCACCATCACCGGTTTTGACGAAAGTTCAAACCAAGGCGTGTATGCCAATGAGGTGAGGGACACCACAAAGCAAGAGATAACCGTCAGAACTAAGTCTGGGGTAATTAAAAAAGGGCTGTATAGCCAAATGAAAGAAAGCCTGCCCAAAGGCATTAAGTTTACCTCCTCCATTTACATCGCAATAGAAGTCGATGGCGAGGTTAAACTTGGCAACATCAAACTCTCCGGCGCTGCCCTTAACTCATGGGTTGATTTCCAAAAGAACAACCGCATGTACGATGGAGCAGTTAAATTCTCAGAGGTTGGCTCCGGCAAGAAAGGCGCTGTATCCTACAAGTTCCCCAAGTTCACCCTAGAGCAAACAACCCCGCAAGAGGAAGAGTCTGGCAAGGGCGTGTGGCAACTCCTAGAGGATTACCTGGAGGCATACTTTGGCACAGCTCCCACCACCCCGGTAACAGATAAGCCTCTAACCCAAGGGGAAGAGGAACTCTTGGCCGAGAGCGATGATGAGGACTTCCCATTCTAAATTAACCACAGCCCCAGTGTAACAGCTGGGGCTTTTTAACTTTTATCATGAACCGAAGACAAAGAAAAATAAACGCTAAGGCCGTAGAAAACGACCAGCAGATACTTGGCAAATTTATTGAGTCTGCCAAAAACATCACCTTCCAAGTGGCCGAAGGGGAAACCGATATGCAAGCCGCACAGAAGGCCATGCTTAAAAAAGGCATGGAGTTTAAAGCCCTCTGGAATAAACGCCACGCCGAAGGGAAACGTGCCAATGCACTAAGAGATGATTTCCCATTACAACTACTACAACTATTTGGACTTTATGAAGAAGATACAACTCAAGACACTCAAATTCCTGATGAAGCACATGCTCCCGATGGAGGATTACGATCTGCTGACAATCCTAATAAACGGCGTAGAACCACTAAAAAAAAGAGTGAAGACTCCCCACCAACTCTTTAGCATTACCCACTCCATATCCCCTATGCTAATAGTCAATAAGGAAGATTTGGTTAATGTAAAGAAAGATGAAAAGGGAATGATTGTGTGGTTCGACAATCAAATATCGTGGACTGAATCCACCCACCTATCTACTATTTTAAACAAATGACGATTGGCGCCATAGCCTATGATGTGAACCTTTCGGCGGATAAAAACCTTCCGAGACATGGTTATGGCCCTAATCTTTTTTATCATATACATAACCTCTATCCCCTTAAAGGAAATACAAGAGAAATCTACAAAGTATAAATCTGGGGAAAACTTGTTGTCAAAGGAAACAATCATCTCAAAACCCCTCTTCCTAACGCAATATATCCCCTTGTCTGTTAAAACATCTTCATAGTGCTTCGCCATATTTGGGTCGGCACAAAGAACAGCACATTTAATCAGGCTTGACACTCCGGATAATACCTAATCCTTTCTTTGCCTTCTTGATAAAGTCAAATACCCTGTCTGTAATGCCATTTCCTGTTGCCCATTTGACTTTCTCATCTACCGAGGTATATTCTATCCAAATCAAAAATAAGGCCGTTAGAAGCGTTGAAAAGTGGTCTTTCGGGAAGTACATCATCACAAGCTCATTCAACACCCAAGAATCAAGCAAATAAACAAAGGTAAGGCCAGCACAATAGCTTACCATCTTGGCCGTAAAACCCTCCCTAGTTTTCTTGCTTGTTATCACTTCCCCTGTCCTCTTAGCATACCACCGGCCAACAAAAGTGTCAGCAACCACAGCGAAAAACACTAGCACTAATAAAGGGGCTAATGGAATAAAGAATGAAATCACTACCGAAATGTATGACAACAGCGTTGCCTTAAAAGTTATCTTATCCATCGTTTCCCAATTACATATAGCATACTTGCTAACAACAAAAATAAAAAGAATTTACCAATCAAAATAAAGGCTTTCTCCCACCATGTCAATCCCTTTACTATGGTGCGTATCGTGTGGCGGTGGAGGTCTTGTAAGGTGGCTATAAAATCCTTCGGCGCCGTAACACAATCCACCCACATTCTACCCTTCTCACGTATCACCCGAACCTTTCCCTTCTTGGTAATAAACACAGTATCCATATCCTGACACGTATCTATAAACGTAAAGGATATAGTGTCCGGAGGAATGATTATAGTCGTATCGCGATACACAATAGAATCACGAACCTCAACACTTTCCCTTGGAGGAAACTTTTCATTACACTTCTTCTCAGTAATGCACGATGATAGTAAAAAGATAAGAATGGCAATACGAATCATAACTCTTTTTTTACTTCTGCCCACCAAGCCCCAGCATCAAAACATGGGCAGGCTTTGTTCACATTAGGAAAGTCCCGATGCCCTAAAACCTTAGCGTTTGGGAATTTTTCGGTTAGCTTGGTAACCAGTTCTGCCATTGCTTGCTTCTGTTCTTTGGTTCGGTTGTCCTTCGGCTTGCCTTTTTCATCAATGCCGCCAATGTAGCTGATATGAATGCTGTCGTGGTTGTGGCCCTTTACCCCGTTGGTGGGTTTGGTGATTGGCCAGTTGTCAACTACCTTGCCGTCCCGTTCAATGATGAAATGGTAACCGGGCGAACGCCAGTTCAGTACCTTTTTATGATAGCGGTTAATGCTGTCAGCCGTGGCCGTTATGTTGCTGGCCGTGGTGTGCAAAACGATGTGGTTAATTGGTCGCATGGTTTACGGGTTAAATGATGCAATTTGTGCCCCTGTGGTTGCAACGGTAGAACAGTTCTTTAACCGCTCGCCAATGCTGTTTGGCGTGGTTATGTTGGTAACCGCTTCGTCCCACAACAGCGGTGCGATTGCTGGCGGTAGGCTTGCTAATAGCGAAGCGTTTAACGCAATAGCCAAGGCATTAGCATCAAGGCTTGCAGTGCCCACCGTATTGTCAACAGGAACACCAAGGCTAACAGCAGCAGCAGGAGGCACAGCACAAGTACCTGTTAGGTTATTTGTAGGGCCGTAAACAATACCTGTTCTTACATTGTTGGTGGCTGGGTGGCCAGTTGCAACACCGGGGGTGTATAGGGTGTTGGTAGTTAGGTTTGATTTTCTAAACTCCCAAAAATTTATATTTTCAAGAAAAAGGAACGGGCATATTGCAGCCATTGTTCCGTTTGGTGAATTAATCGCATTCCCATATAATAGAATCGTTGTCGAGCTTGTTGGTCCGTGAATTGCTGGACTGCCATTAGCGGCATTTATATTTCCTACTATTGTAAGTATAAGTAAAGCCCCTACGTTTATCCCCATATTTAATGTGCTAATTGCCGAGGTTGACCCATAAACTTGTCCTGTGATATTAATTGTGCCATTAGTAGCACCTAATATACCATAATTATCCCTTGTTCCTAATATTGTTGCATAAACATTCCCAACAATGTTTATTGTCCCACTTGACGCTCTTATGCCTGCTGTAGGAGTAGTAAAGGAACTCAAAGTCCCTCCCGTTACATTTCCTGTGATATTTAAAATACCACTTGATGCTTGGATTCCAGTTGTGCCACCAGTATTAAGTATAACCGCAGAAACAATATCCCCCACATAATTTACAGTGCAATTACTTGTAATATTTAATCCTCTGCTATTGGCTATTGCAGATGTCCCCGGCATATTGCCTGTAATGTTTACAACGCTTGGCGATGATGCCGAAATGGTTATTAATGTTCCAGTTCCATGAAACAAATCCGCATTTACGGTTCTTGATGCAGAAATAACACCGCTACCGCCAGCCGTTACGCCTGTTGCACTATTGTTTCTAATCTGTAAAACCGTAGCATCAATATCCATTTGCACGGTGAAGTTGTTGAAATAAACAACATCACTTGCCCCGGGCAACACCGTAGATGCTATATAACTGCCGCCTGCATCATCTTGCCACGTAGCCAATGCCGACCAGTTGCCGTTGGCTACCGCTTTGTAATTAGCCATAACTTAAAGACCTTTTGCGTTAATGTACTCTTGAATCGCCTCGGTAATCTTAGCAAACGCCTTGACCGCATCGGCATCTTGCGAAGTTAAAACGTCCCCAAACACAATAGGCACATCGTATTGGCTTGGGTTTTCAGGCCGAAGCACATCACCAGCCTCATCGGTAGCGAAATACTGCAAACGCATTGCAACAGTTTGGCCTACCTCAGTAGCGTTAAACAATGGCATTGAAGATAGTGATGCGGCAACCTTGTTGTAGGTAACGCCATCAACGGTGATTGGTTTGTTTGTGTTCATAACTTTAAGTATAAATTGCTGTTAATCGGTTATCCCAAGCGACATTAACTGCCGATTGAATTGTTATGCTGCCATTATTGGCAACCTGTATTCTGTAAATTGTCCAAGTAGGCGTGCTTGTAGGCGTCCCAAGGTAGGCCGTGCCGCAGTACGAATAAGGTGCAACGAAATCAGACAACCTTCTTAGAGGTATTTCGCATACCGGCTCAATGCTTGGTGGTAGTATCGGAATAGGAACTACTTCTGGAATTACAATTATTCCAAACAAAATATCATAAGCGTTTTGAGCGCAAGCTAGATGCTTTTCGGCGAGTTCTAATTTTCCAGAATGCAAAGCATCCAAATAACTACATACATTCGTGTATAAACGTACATTTGGAGCAATAGTATCTAAAGTTGGAATAGTAATCGATATGAGCTTCTTAGCACACGATAAATACTCCTCAGCCTTCTCCCAGTTCCCTGAGTGCAAAGCATCTAAGTATTTACACACATACTTGTATGGCTCCATTAGAACCCTAATTCAATGGTTTCTAACCGGCAATACCAAACAATGTTCTTGCTCCCCTCACCAGTAACCGTTATATCCAACGTGTCAGTAGAATTGTTCGCCACAGCATTCACGTCCCAACCAATAGTGGTGGACTGATAATGCTCTTGGGTAACAATCCGATACACCGAAGTAGCATCTGGATTCACCCCCCAGTTGGGAGATACCGTAGCCACCTTCGTAGTGCCATTGTACGCAGTAATCTCCCTATTCTGCCCAGAACCGGTACCGCTAATGATGTATATGTAAGAACGCTCAAACGCATTGGTAATGGAAGTAGCACTAGCCTGCAAGGTAATAGTGCCAGCAGCACCAGCCTGAGCCGTTCCCGCTTCGCGAATAGTACGCGACAAAGTAGTGTCGAAGTTAACACCATTCACAAGGGAAGTAGTACCCCCCACATTCTTAACCAAGCCAGTCAAATGCCAACTTGCACTATCTCCAGGGGCGCCACCGCCACCAGTATTATCCTGAACGGCGTTTACTAAAGCGCTAAACGCAACAGAAGAATTAGTGGGCACGTTAAACGATAAACCACTATCCCCCAAAAACATTATTGCTGGAGTAGCATTCGTAGTGGCAGATTGCAATAAGTTAATAGCATTCTTGCGGAGCGCCGATGTGTTTACATTGTTTCGGGCAAATTCACCCTCCCGGCTAGCCGTTACATCTTCCCCTAAAGCAATAGAATTATTGCCACTAGCAGTAACACCCTCCCCATACGCAAATGACTGAGTGCCACTCGCCGTAGAGCTTATACCCCCAGCGAAAGAATTAACCCCAGAAGCAACGTTGCTATCCCCCACAGCCTTTGAGTTAGAACCACTCGCTGTGTTGGCATTGCCACTAGCCGAAGCCCTAGCCCCACTCGTAGTGTTTCCGTTGCCCTGAGCAAAGGAATTAAGACCACTGGCAACATTACTCTGCCCAACAGCCCCAGCATAATTGCCAGCAGCCGTAGAACCACTACCATTTTGCACAAAACTACTCGTGCCGGCAGCAGCAGTAAAGATTTGCCCACCCAATATCGTCCACACCTGAGCTGCCGTAAGGTCAATGGGAGTGGAAGCGCCCCCCGTATTGTTGCCCTTAATAGTCAAGGTCGGCATGGTGGCCAACTGAGCATTTGTAATGCTCGCAGCAGCTAACCTGTCAGCAGGCATACTACCAACCGAAACCTTGCTTCCATCAATACCAGTCGCTATCTTGGCATTAGTAACCGCCAAGGCAGCAATATCTCCAGTTTCTATCCACTCAGTAGCATTCGCCGCCGGTAACACAGAAACACTAAAAGCAGAACCATTATACACCACCGCAATCACAGCGCCCTTCAACGCCTCAGTAGCACTCAACGCATACCCAAATACCGTGAAAGTATTTGCCCCCAAGGTAACACCCCCAGGGAAGAAAAACATTCCAACCATTCCCGTTGGAGGAGTACCTGCCCCACCATACGCAATCGTTAGCGGAGAAGATAAACTCACCCCCGCAGTAGTCATTACATAGTATTGCAACAAATCGGTTTCGTCTAAGTTCAACGTAGAAGCAGGAGAACCACCCTCTAGCGTTAAATTGGCTACACCTATTGCAATCGTTTTATAGGACTGGACTATCATATCAAGTTTCTTTTAATTGTAAAGTATTCAGTAACAATGTTACCAGTAGTAGGAATAACACTCTGCAAGGTTACCGCAAGCGCCCCACCGCTATCTAAGTTCGTAACAGCAGCAGAAGTAGTGTAGTAGTTTTCAGTGCTTATGATGTTTCCGGAAACGCTATAACTCTCCGACTTTACCGCAATCGCAACAGTAGTGGCAGATAACCTCGTAACAATAGCACTCCCCCTCTGCAAAACAACAGAAGAAGAAATACCTAAATTCTGGAAGTTAAACGTAGTGCCGCCAATGCCAATACGCAAGTTCCTATTTGCAACACTCGGAGCGGTTGCCGTCCAATACTCTAACTCTAGCTGTGATCCATTCGGCGTCAATGTGCCTTGGGGCATTGAATAAGTGTACAACGTAGCACTAGAAGTCGCAGTTTGCTGAGTGTGGTCATTAAACAATAACGCAGTGCCACTGGCCCCAGAAGGGCCGGTAACCCCAGCTAACCCACCTGGGGACACATTGCCCCCAGAAGCAACCGTAGCGGCAGGGGCAGCATTGCCAGTATATCCCAAGTTTTGAAGCTGGATAGATACTAAGCTAGGGATACTAACCACTTGGTAGTAACCACCACCCACAACATATAAAATCTGATTAACACCCACCCACCGGTTATTCAACTGGCCGAGGTTAGTGGTGGAAACGGTAACATTTAACCCAACACCTGGCTGAGTGAAACTAGCCGCTAAAGTGGTAAACGAGTTCAACCCATCTACACACGAACAAGGAGTATCTTGACAATTACAGCTCATCAGCAATTACATTTTTTGGCACAACGCCTGGTTAATTCATTAAGTATCTTTTTGGCACAAACAATATCGCAACACTCATCGGCGGCCTTCATAGCCTCAAACAATAAAAGCATTTCAGACAAGTCAGAATCATCACATTCGCAATCATCCTGTATGCTCATTTTCTGTATGCAACAATAAACACTTCCATACAAAAGAATCTGCTTCTTCTCACTACTCAACACACCACTATTCCCACCAAAAGTACCTTGAACTTCATATTGAACTTGATAGTACCCATCAGGCAACTTACTAGTATATCCTAAAGCAGAAGGAGAAACAGAATAACCTCCAAAAGAATCCGAAGGAAGCGTTGGATAAACAGAAATGGTATGGCTTGTACCCGTAGGCGTTACAATGTAAAACGTAGCTTGACTAGCGTCAGAAGTTTGAGGGTTTGGGTCTAATCCACTTGTACCCCAACCAGTTACATTTGAAACAGGATTGTATGCCGAAGTGGTTTCTGTTATTGTCATAACATCACTATTCCCGCCGGGAGGTGCAACAGTTACATTGTTCAACGCAGTTATAGAAATAGTGTTATCACCATAAACAAAAACTGGAGATGAAGAGCCAGTAGAACTAATGTTAAAAGGCAAAGCATTTAGCAGAGTTACTAATTCACTCGCTATCGTAGCTTCGGTTGTATTTGATGCTGGACTTTCATAATAAACCTCTATCTCCTGAGTCAAACCCGTTATGGTGTTTAAACCAGATACATTGAAGTTGTAAACAGTAGAGTTGCTTGCCGTAAAGCAAACACTCCAACCATCTAATTTTATTTTTACTTGTAGTGCCATTAGCTTCCCTTAACCCATTTCTTAGATGGAGATTTTGTCTTTGAAGAAGACCACTTTACCTTATCCGACCAATACGCAGGACTCATTTTGCCCTTCGCAATGTTCTTGGCATGGCGAGACTTGAAAGCCTCCCTCTGCCCAACAGTCTGGTTGGTCTTGACATTCTGTTGCCCAAAACGCAAAGTCTTTACCTTCTCACCCTCCTTAGCCACTACAATATGGCTCTTAGTAGGGTGAGAAGGTGTGGCCTTAGGTTTATTAAACCCAGCCACACCTGCACGCTCTATTCGAGAGTCTTTCTTCATTTTTTCTTAGACACCTTGGCAGCAGCCATTTTGCCCATAGCCTTGCCAGCCTTAGCACCAGCTTTAGCTCCAGCAACCATGCCAGCCATTTTGCCAGCCATTTTGCCCATTTTAGCGGTTTTGCTACCGCCAGCTTTCTTCATTCCGTACATAATTAACAGGATTTAGTGTTTACTTTTACTTTCTTTCCAGAGCCACCACTAGTGGTAACTTTTGTTTTGGTGGTTGAACCACCCTTGGTAGTTGCTTTCATAACAATTTTTGTTTCAAAGATACTACTTTTTTTTCTTCTTTCCGGCAATGGCTTTCTTAGCCATAACCTCCTTGCCATATTTCTTGACACCCTGCTTGTACGCAACGGCAGCGCCAATCTCCATAGCTTTCTTACTACCCTTTTCGGCGTAGCCCTTGGCTACACTCTTTTGCAATTTCTTGAACTTACTTTCCACGATATTGTTTTGTTTTGGTTGCTATCTTTTCGGGCTGCTTGCTAAACTGCTTGCCCTTGGCAGTATCACTACGCTTCTTGGCAGAAGTGGCAGCATACTCCTTCGGCGATAACGCCTCACGCGCTGCCTTTGGTAAATACCGCTCACCAGTAGCCTTCGGCCCCTGCGTAGAAGGCTTGCCACTCTTAGTACCCCACTCCTCCTTCGTCCACTTACTTAAACTCTTCTGGGCACCACTCTTGCCGCCACTATACCCCCCACCCTTCTTCTCATACTCCTGAGATAAAAGCTGTGCCTTCCGCGCTGACCACTGGCCAGGCTTGCCACCCTTGCTAGAAGCCATTACCCTATCCTTAATGCTTTCCCTTAATTTCGGTTTGGTGTAGTTACTCATTTGTCAATAAATATTTTAGCAGTATCAAATTGTTTATTGCAGACTCGGAGGATATTGGCTTTGAGCTTCTATTATCAGGACGAAGATAAAGTCGCTTGTACTTAGTTGCACTCGTAGTTTCTGTAATACCTTCTACAACAGACAAGTCCCTTTCGTGCGCCCCAATTTGTTGAACGATATTCTTAAAATCATCACCAGCAACAAACTTCAACGCAATAAGATATGACCTCCTATTCCTAGAACTGTCATACTCTTTAGCAATTTTGTTAATCATTTCGGCGTTTAAACCAACATAAGAATCCTCACTCTGCGCATAACTCTTTAACGCCGGATGCTTGAAAACAAAGTTTGGTTTAAACTCTTCTAAAAGTCTCAACGACAAACGAGTTTGCTCTTTATTGATAACTTTATTAAGGTCATCTAAGTTCTCAGGAATATCTTTTATGCCTTGATCCTTTATCCCCTTAATCATTTGAGCATCAGAAATATAATTAAACACCTCCCTGTCAAAGAATAAATCTATTTTAACATTCTTCGAGTTACCCTCTAACTTGTTAATATCCCGTATCGTCTTGGCAGCAAACTCAATAGCATCATCGTTCTTTTTTTGCCAAGAACCTATCTGGTCGCGAAGGAAATCAACCTGTTTCCTATCCTTCATATTCTTCTGCTGAACATTACTATTCGGCTCGCGATATACTCTGCTCCCAAACGCATTTAAGGCAGCAAACTTCTCGTCCATAAGCGCATCTACCTCTTTCTTATTATCCTTGCCGTATAGCGAAGATATGGTCGCGTAGGTGGACGTAATGCCAAGGTAGTATGGATTGTTTGAAGATATTGCCTTCTCGAAAGCCGCTTGCCATTGCGCCGGCCCCGCCTCATCAAAACCTAAAACACCCTCATTCTCGCCATCCTCATTGATTAAATCATACATAGCACCAAACAAATCACGATAAATAGCCTTCGTTTCCCCTGCGTTGAAACGCTCAGTTAATAACACGTCTGCCCTACCACGATACACCGGAGCGCCCTTCCTAAACGCATCCCTATTGTCATTCAAAGCCATAAAAATCTGGGCGGTAGGAGATACAGAACCAATCTCAGGAACATAACCACCTTCTAACGCACTTGCCATTTGGCCAATAGTATTCTCCGCCCCTTGGTCGGCAACCATACCGCTAACCAAAATGTTCGTAGCCTTTAACGCAGCAGGCAACTTAATTGATATGAACGGACGGACAATCTCCCCACGCTCATTCTTCTTAGTCCAAGGCATCATCATTACAAAGTAGTTCGACTTTATGTAATCGGTAATACCATTGTAGCCAACGATACCCTCTTTTTCATCTTCATCTCCGGAATTAGCATTGTACAGAGCAGCCCCAAGTGCCATACCTCCAAACTCTGCCAATCTTGCAGCAGCAAGTAAAGGATTCTTGGATGCAAAATCAATCTCTGCCTTAGCACCTTGAATCATAGCGTTTAAGAAAGGCAGAAGGGTTTGGTCGAGCGCTTTTGTTGCTTCGGCGCCTTCCCTGAAATCAATCAAATCAGCAGAACTCGCCGCCGCAGACATCTTCATTAACGCTAAATCCTCCCCAACTGGGTCAACACCATTCTTCTCCCTATACGCCGCTATGTTTTTATCCAATGCAGCCTCATAAACAATAACCCTAGTAATAAGCTCCGAACCCGATTGCAAAGAATTTATTACGTCCAACACAGCAATAATACCATCCATAGCATCACCAAAACTCCTACGCAAAGCACTACTAGACAGCTTATCACTATACATTCTTGACGAAGGATTGGAAAGGCCAGACATACCTCCACCATGCTCAAAGTAATCCTTTACAAGACGCTCGAACTTTGAATCCCTGGCAGTTCTACCAAAAAGGGAAGCACCATACTTCACCGCCTTGCGATATATGTTCTCCGCAGTATATCCCGTAGCCTTTGCCAAAATAGTACCAAGGTTAAAAGTAAACGACTTATACAAATCCCTAGTAACCATTGACGCATGAATTACGTCAAGGGCAAAGTTACCTATCGCAAACGCTGGGTTTACAAATACCGCCGAAGCCTTAATAACCGGAGTTAAAAGAAGCGCAGATATAGCCTTAATAGCAAAACTGTTCTCGTTAATACCCCTTCCGCTTGGCGTTTGAAATATGTTTGCAATATCATTACGAACAGCAACCCTCTTCTCAACACCATCTACAAAATACTTCTGCGCAGTAAACCCACTAGGAACCTTCGCATCATTACTCAAAGGAATAAATAACGTCTGCTCCTTTATGAATCTGTCTATCTCGTCTTGGGTTAATGGCCTAGGACTAGAACGAAGATACCTCTCCGTTCTAGCACGAGCGTCCTTGAACTTTTCAAGCGCCTTGTCTAAATAATCCTGCTGCTTAGCTTCCGACCAACCAACAACCTTTTTAATGAAGTTGTTTTTAGCAACACTATCGAAAGTTATTTGAGCGTTAATCTGCAACAAAGCCTGAGTATCCATTTCCAATATTGCGTCCTCACTACCTTCCTTGATAGCTTTTATTTCTTTAGATACAGGGGAATAATTTGCTTCATCTAAGGTTGTGTTTGAAAGGTCAACAAACAACCTACGAACATAATCACGCTTCTGCATTGAATCGTAAGCCTCCTGAGATATTTCGCCTGAATCTAAACGCATTTTTAACAACTCATTGTTAGCCTCAGTGTACATTTCGGCGCGATTCCTAATTTTGATTGCCAAAGCATCATTACGAGCGTTTATGTCATTCACAAACGCCTCAGCAAGCGCAACAGTGTATTTCTCCTTCTTACCATCAACCATAATCGAACCACTCTTAACCTCACCCATGCCCGCCTTTTCAAGCTCCGCCATAGCCTCCTTAATCTCTTGCTTTCTTACCGGAGTAACGCCAGCCGCCAACTCATTTTCGAGCTTCTTATGTTCCGCCGCCCTTTGATTGCGTACCTCAGAAACCTCTACAATCCTACGATAAATCAAATACTTGTCTAACTCTACCTTCTCAAACCAAGACAACCCACCATAAATCTTGTTGTGGATAGCATTGTACCAATTGCCTGCCTTGGTGGAAGCACCCATACGATACTTACGTGCAGAATATACATCACGCTCTTGCGAAGTTCTGTAATCGGAAAACTTACCAGCCCTATACCCAAACGCACGATTAAAGTTTTTCACAGGAGTAATAAACGCACGCTGGAACTTGTCAAAGTTTCTGCTCAACCAGTTACGCCTACGCTTTATCTCTTCGTTGATACGCGCCCTTTCCATGTCCCTCTCTAAGCCTAACAACTCTTCCTTGGTTTCGTGGAACTTCTTTACATCTTCTAGAGTAGTGTACGATTCGGCGCGGTTGGCAGCAGCACGTAACGCGTCTTGGTACATCTCTTGCACTAACATCATAGCTTGATCGTCTAAACCGTAAATGCTTTCGGCGCGATTCACAAATCCGTTAACCAATGCACTATTTGAAGATATAAACTCCTGAAAATTCATATTCATTCGGCCAGACATAGCGGCAATAGAAAAGAGAAAATCATCTTTCAAATCCAATATCTCCTGAGCAAAAGCATCGTTTATCTCAAAACGAGACCGCGCTGAATGGAATATTGATTTATCAGAATCAGCAACCTCAATCTGCACCCCAAAAAGCCGCTTACTATTCTCCTTCATATCCTCCACGAAATCCTTGAAGGTGTAAACCTTAGATAGTTGAATTGCCTGAGCAACCCTTTTGTAAATGTAGTCCTTAACATCATAAAGAATATCTTTTTCTAACTCAGCCAAACGCTTGGCGCGAGAGAAGGGACTTATTCCTATATTGCCTTTAATTCCGCTCCTGATTTTTAGCTTTCTACGTATCTCCTTGGCTATCTCTTCGGCTTCCTTTTTGTATTGTTCTGCTTTCTCCTTAGAAGTTAATCCTTCGGCGCTGGGTTGCGTTTCGGCGCTGGGTTGCGTTTCGGCGCGATTCAACAACGGGTCAATCAACGCCCTAGTAAACGCTCCATCAACGCCATTCCCCAAAACTTCCTTCGCAATCTTTGGGTTGGAAGGTATAGGATAACTCTCAGGCAATCCCATAAGCCTACGCATCATCTCAGGAGTTACCCTCTTAACTGTGCCATCAGGCAAAATAATCCTTGGAACAGAACGCGAAGTGCTTAATAACGTAGGCGCAGGGCCGCCAGCATTGGCAGCAGCAGCCACACCGCTAGAAGCAGAACCACCCATAGTAATGATTGGCTTGGTTGCATCTAACTTACCCTTACGCACCATATCCTTAATCCTAGCCATCTCCCAATTCTCACTCTCACTCCTAGATTCAAACTTTGAGTCTGGGGCACTTTCAATCAAATCCTCTATTGCAGAATACCAATCCCCAGGAGCAGTTTTCTCTTGGATAGGTGGCAGTTCGCCACTCTTCACAGCACGAATTAACAGACGCTCCCTATTTTGAACACCACCGAAATCCGCAGAGTTGTAAACTCCAACATCAAAGGTGTAGCCTGCATCTTCTAAGGCCTTTACTATTGTTTCAAATGGGACAGTGCCTTGGTAGTCAGGAACATTTTCTATCGTTACAATCGGTGGTTGTGCCTCACGAATAACCCTCGCAACAGCATCAGCCGATTCCATATCTGACTTCAAAACTGTTCGTTTATTCTTGGCCGCCGAAAAGTTCTTGCAAACAGGAGAAGCATGGAATATGTCCGGCTTAGAAGCTATCACTTCCTCAGGGTTAATATCCCTAACATCTTTGGCTTCATACTCAACACCAAAGGCTTTGTTGTACGCTTCAACGTACGCTGGGTTGAACTCAACAGCCATAACAGATTGGGCGTTGGGTAAAGACGCTTCCATTGTGCCTGCACCAGAGAAAAAGGTGGCTACACGACTTGGCTGCCTTTGCCCTTCGGCGGCTTCCACCACCCCGGAAACCTCTGGGGTAACACCCTCGGTAGATACCTCTTCGGGGGTAACTGCTTCGGCGGTTTCTACCGCTTCGGGAGTTTCCACCTCAGGCACAACCGCACCACCAATAACCGCATCCTCCACCGCCATAACAACAGCGTCCTCAGCCTCAGTACGCTCCTCCTTGCCTATCGCTTCGTGGTAGATACGCGCACCTTCCTCGGCACTCTCTATGCCCTCAGGTAACACCTCTAGCGATTCTAACGCAATACGTGTGGTGTCCTCGGTTGATAACACTTCCGCTACCTCTGGGGAAATAACCTCGGCAGGTTGCCCTTCGGCGACTTCGGGCGCTTGGGTAACCTCAGGGGTTACCGCCTCCGCAACCACCTCTTCGGTAGCCGCAGGCACAACTTCCCCCTCAACTTTCGGAGTAGCCTCAACCGCCGAAACACTCTCAGGCAACACACCGCTTTCCTTATATGCCTTATACTCAGCATCACTTAACTTAACCTCCCTATCCCCTACCTTTGCGAAATAATCAAAACCACCAGTAGGTACTAACTTAGTCCTGTCACTATTTAACTTCTGCCTACGCTTGGCAACGATTTCAACCTTCGGCGCTCCCCCCGTTTCGGGAATAGGCTCGAAAGTTACCTCCAAAGGAGAAGTAGCCTCAGCAACCTGACGTGTACCAGCACCAACAACACCCCTATCAAACTCAATAGCAGAACGCTCTAACATAGAAGTTACTAACTCCCTACCCTTACCATCTACCTTTAACTTAGGTAACTCATTCGCAATAAAATCACGCACCTTGGAAGGAGACTTCATAACCTCAGTTACAGCATCCCAAACACCCTTGTTAATGGTTTCGGTAGTAGGCAGGTTGTTAATGTCCCTATACGTTACCGTAACACCCTCAGGGGCTATTTTGTTGATAGCTAAACCACCCAAACTAACTGAACCACCAGCAAGGCTAATAGGTAATAAGGTGCGAGCAATATCGGCCAAGTTCTCAGTATCAAACTCCCCGTCCTTAATGATGCCCTCCATTACCTTCGCATCACCAGTAATCAAATTGGTCAACGGTATGTTTACAAGCTCTTCGCCAAACTCCATCAAAAATCCATTCCAACCACCCATCTCCGCAATCTTCTTAAACGCAGTAGGTGTATCTAAATTGAACTTGCTCATATACCAACCCACATACGCCTTCTTCAAAAACTCGTTCTGCAACATCTTACTCCCCAACGCTTTCATTGCCCTCGCTCCCGCAAAACCTAACCCCTCAGAGAAATACTCGGAAGCGGTTACACCAAAACCTTTTAACGCAGCCTCAAAGCCACCCTCAGCATCACTGCTGTCTAACATGGCAACCAAATCATCACCCTCAGGAGAAAACGCAATAGTCATCTGGGGCGTCATACGCTTCAACGTTTCATCTACATAACGCTGAGGGTTTAACGTGGTTTGCGCTAACGAACTAACAAGCGTTCCAGCAAGAACCTTAAACGACTTGCCAACCATCGTTTCTGCCTGTTTGCCAAGCAACTTTACAGCAACCTTTTCAGTTGCTATCCTTACGCCACTACCTATCCCTGCGGTGGCAGCAAACTCCATCATAAAAGGCAAACTCTCGGCAGTACCCCTACCAGCCCTATACCAATCCGAAGCCATGTTGTTTACCTCATACATATTTTTGTATGTGGAATTTAACGCTTCGGCGTTCTTCAAATATCGGGCAGATTCAGTGTCCTTACCCACAGCACGATACAACGCCAACGTGCCACTCAAATTCTTTAACCCAGAAACAAATGGTAAATAATCAACAACCTTCCCCGAAGTTAATCCATTCCAAAAATTCGACCACTCATTATCCGACATCGTTTCAGGCATCTCAATTATCTCCTGTAACTTTTCCCTCGCCAAACGCAACTCCTGAACGTCAGTATCATCATAACCCATACCGCCAACGCCAAACTCCGAACCATATATCCCAGAAGTGTACGTCTTAGTGCCAGTCTTTGCCTCACGCTCTTTAAGCATCTCGTCAAGACGTTCAGCCTCCTCAATAGCACGCGTCTTTACCATAAACAAAGAAGGAGTACCCTTCTTGGTAAAATACGCCCTATCCATAAACGCATCGTCAAACTCAGCACGCAACCCAGCAACAACACCATCGTTTATCTCAACACCGCTACGCTTCAACTTAGATAAGGCAGTGCCAAACATAGTATCCAACGCAGCCTTCTTCTGGTCGAAAGGTAAGTAATCCCAACCCCTATTTCCCAAAATCTTGTCAATATCACCCTTTACCCCAGACTTGTTAAGCAAAGGAGTTTCACCCTTCATGCTATTCGTTATAGCACTCTCAATCTTAGAGTTGTACTTAGGGGCAATATTGTTGAACACCGCCTGCTGAATCTTTTGGTAATCGCCAGAAAAACTCTCAACAACCCCATTACGCAAGTCGTTCAACTCGTCCATGTAAGCCTTGAACTCTGGCTTATCCTTAACACCCTTTTGTACCCTTTCGGCCAAGGCGCTAACGCCGGAATTATACTCCCCCAACGCCTCATCACTCTGCTTCTGCAACTCCGCACCATAAGCATCTAAATCACGCTTTAAGCCTTCATTGGCTTCGTTAACACCCATCTGCCCATTATTCACCTTGGTCTGATAGTCAAACTTCAACTCACTCGCCTTGGTTTCTAATTGCATAGGTAAAGCAAGCGTGGCAGATTCGTACTTGCCCAATAATTCCTTCTCGCCAACCTTAAACTCCTCACCCATCAAAGCCTTAAAATCATACTTCTCATCAACACCTACTCGCTGACTATTAAACTCAGCATCTATCTTTCCCCTTAACGCTACATAATCTCTGTTGGATAATAACTCTTTTTGTATAGCCTCGTTGCGCTCTTTTTCGATTGGAGCATATAGCGTCTTGAACCTTTCAAACTGAGTAGTCTTGCCCGTTGCACCCTTTTCTAAAAACATATTTATCTCTTCGGCGCCCTTCTTATCCCCGGCAGCCTCCTGGCTTAAATACGTGGCTAAATTGTTCGTAGTGAAAAGACCATTCTGCGAAGCCTTAATCACAAACTCAGGGTCAGCCTCCATAGCCCTACCTAAATCATTTACCTCTTTCTGAACATCCTTCGCAGCAGCCTTGCCAAATAACCTAGTCAAAGCCGGTATCGTTTCCACCGCACGCTCCGTTACCCTGCGATAACGATCCTCGCCAAAAAGACGCTCAAAGAAATTCCTATCGTCCTTCTCAACAATCGTGTAAGGATCTAACTCCTGCCCAATAATCGTAGGCTCACCCTCTGAGCCAACATCCCCAACCAACGCAGCAGCCTCAGCAACCGGCTCACCCTTAGGCTCAACACCGGGAGGCGTTCCCCCAGCAGGTGGCCCTACCTCAAATTCGCTCGATACGGATTCGGTAGGGGAAAAACTTTCTTCGGATTGCGCCCCAGCAAGTGGGGCCTCCACCTT